CATTACCAACATTATTATCACAAAATGTGTGTGATAATTGTTTACAAGGAATGCAACGTGGTATAAATATAGATTGTACAGTTCCTTGTGAACATCAAAGGACACATTTAACTGATTGTTTAGAATATACAAGATGTTTATATGAATATAATTTACATAAAGTTCATAACATATGTATATGTGAAAAACCAGAATGTGAATATGAATATCTTTGTCCACATATAGAAAAGATAACATATGAGAATAATAATATAAATGGGTATACTACATATGAGGTATCATTAGAATTAAAAAATACAAATAGCAATATATATGCTATATTTGGAGAGGAAGAAAATAATATGATTGTACCTGCAGCATATCAATTACCTGGTTATCAAGGTGTTAATATAGGTGGTATTAATCCATTATTAACACAATATATACCTGATACACAATATGATTCTTGGTTAACTATACAATTAACTGATGGTAATCCGATGGGTCAAGTAGATGCGATTGGTATAGATTTTAATTCTTGGAACGAAAATAATCCATTAATTATAACAGATGGAGCTATATTTTTAGACGATCCATTAGAACAATTATCCAATAATAAAAAATATGTGATAGGACATCTTACTTTGCGAAATAATGAAGCACATCAAATGATAATAAATGTAAATGGAAGAATAAATGTTAATGATAGAGAGTCAGATTCATATTCACAAAAAAATATTATAATAAATTTTCCCATAGTTTATAATCCTCATTAAGGTCTATTTAATTTATGACCAATATTACTATTTAATTTTTTCATTAGATATTTCCATGATTTTCCACCATCTTTTCCTGAAAACTCTTTAGCAAGATTATCAAATACCTTATCTTGTATTAATATCCCTGGTTGTTTGGATTTACATAATCTTTTTATAAATTCTTTCATCTCTTCATCACTTTCAATATCTTGAATTTTATTGAAACCAAATTCAGTTAATGTAACTAATTGAGCAGTTACTTTGTTATTTTTTAAAGAATTTAATGTTTCTTTAAACCAATCTCTGACTCTGGGAGAAATCAATGGTAATAGATATCCTGAAAATATGAAATATAACCAATGATTTGTAATATTTTCACATGGATTATTATCATAATTATATTCATTACTATTAGTAATATTATATTCATCCCATGTCCAAGAATTTGTATCCATAATATAAATTATTATATTAAATACTTAAATATTTAAATATTAATATATTAAAAATGTTTGGATTAAGATCAACAAAAATGTTAGTATGTGATATGGCAGGAACAACTATTCAAGAGAAAGGTATTGTTTATAATTCTTTATTTAATACAATTAAACTAATTAAACCTGATTTATTAAGATCAGATATTTCTAGATTTGCTGGATATAATAAAAATGAAGTTATAAAATATTATGTTGATCAACAAAGAATGAATAGTCCAGATGTTGTTCTTAGAAATTTAAAATCTGAATTTAATTATTATTTAAAAAAAGAATATATGAATAATGAATCAGTTAAATTAATGGATAAAAGTCTTCCATCATTTTTTAATTTATTAAGAGAATATGATATAAAAATATGTTTAAATACAGGTTATAATAAAGATATCCAAAATTTATTAATTGATAAATTAAATTTATTGGATTGTATTGATGATTATATTTCTTCTGAAGAAGTTGAAAGAGGGAGACCATATCCATATATGATTAATAAATTAATGTCAAGAAATAATGTAAATTATCCAGAAGAGGTTATTAAAATTGGAGACAGTGTTGCTGATATAAAAGAAGGAAAAAATGCTGGTTGTAAAACAGTGGGAGTATTATCTGGTGCTGATTCAAAAGAACAATTATTAAAAGAAAATCCAGATATTATCATAAATAATATAATGGATTTAAGGTTTAATTAATATATTTATATTATGGAAATGAATTATAAGAATTCTGGTGTTGATGTTGAACGAGGTAATGATTTTATAGATATTATAAAAAATGTTTGTAATAATGGAAAAATAGGTGGATTCTCTGGTATATATGAACATAATGGTATTAAATTAGTAGCATCTACCGATGGTGTTGGTTCTAAATTAGAATTATGTAAAATTATGAATAAATATGATACAATTGGAATAGATTTAGTTGCTATGTGTGTAAATGATATTATATGTCAAGGTGCTAAACCATTATTTTTTTTGGATTACTATGCTATGAATAAATTAGATTTAGATAGAGGTAAAGATATAATATATGGTATAAATGAAGGATGTAAACAATCAGGATGTATTTTACTAGGTGGTGAAACTGCTGAATTACCATTATTATACAGAGAAAATGATTTTGATTTGGCAGGATTTTCAGTTGGTGTAGTAGAAGATGATATATATCCTAAAAATATCGTTGAAGAAGATTTAATTTATGGTATTCGATCAGATGGAATACATTCAAATGGATATTCATTAATAAATAAATTATTAGAAAATAATGATTATGATTTAAATGAATTAATTAAACCAACTAAAATTTATGTTGATGATTTAAATAATCTTAAAAATAAATATTCCGATTATATTAAAGGATTTAGTCATATAACTGGTGGCGGATTAATTGATAATATCCCTCGTATTTTAGATAAAGGTTATAATTTTGATATAAAAATAAAAGAAATATCAAAAATATTTAAATGGATTTATGATAAATCTGATATGACTATTGAGGATATGTTTAAAACATATAATTGTGGAATAGGTATGGTGGTGATATTTGATAAAAATGTAAATTGTGATGAATTATTAAATGAAGATTTAATATATTTAGGTAAAGTCATTAAATCAGATAAACATATAATAAATTGTGATGAAAATGTATTTAAAATGTAAATACTTATTATTATAAAATGAAAATTGGAATATTAGGATCAACACGAGGAACAAGTTGTAAATACTTAATAGAAGAATCTATGAAAAAGGATTTTAATTGTAAAGTAGAAGTAATAATATCAAATAATAAAGATGCAGAAATATTTGATAAAGCACGCATAGGAAATATAGATTTTGTATATTTATCAAATGAAAATTATAATGAAAAATTATTAAAAATATTAAAATGTTATGATCTAGATATTATTTTTTTAATAGGATATATGAAAATTATACCTAAATCTATATTAGATGTATATGCGGGAAGAATGTATAATATACATCCATCATTATTACCAAAGTATAAGAATATGAAAGATATGAATATTCATAAATTAATAATAGATAATAAAGATGAATTTACAGGTTGTACATTACATTTTGTAACAGAAAAAGTAGATGAAGGAGATATAGTATTACAAAAAAAAATAAAAGTTAATACAGAATATCCGACAATTTTAAAGAATAATGTTCAGAAATTAGAAAGCGAATTATTAGTAGAATTTATTAATATAATGAATAAAATATAATATTTAAAATATAAATAATTATTATTATAAATGAAAATAGGTGTAATAAGATATCCTGGATCCAATTGTTTTTATGATACAATGAGATATTTTAATGATCATGAATGTATTGAAATATGGTATAAAAGTAAAATATTAAATGGATATATAGATTTATTAATAATACCAGGTGGATTTGCTTTTGGTGATAGATATTATGAGAGTGCTACAGATAAATATATATGTGATCCAGGTCAAATGTGTGTTGAATCACCTGTATCTCAAATAATATTTGAAATCCATAAAAGAAATATACCTATATTAGGTATATGTAATGGTTTTCAGATATTAATTAAATTAGGATTATTACCTGGTAAATTAATTGAAAACCGACAAAAAGTATTCACATCTAAAAATATAAAGTGTCATTATAAATTTAATGATTATAATGGATTTAAGTTTAATGATTATTACGGTGAAACAGATATGTATATTGCGAATTATTATGGTAATTATCAAAATAATAAAATGAATAAATCAAATATTTTTTTAACTTATACAAATTTTAATAATGGATCACAAGATAATATAGCAGGGATACATAATGATCACAGAAATGTGTTTGGTATGATGCCACATCCTGAAAGAAATAGTAATTTTAAAAATATGTTATTAAATATTTTATTACATAAAAGGATTATTATAAAATACAGGATAAATAATTTATTAAATTCTGAACATATATCATATAAAAGTACAAAGAAATATTTAAAAGAATTATATACGGAAGGTGAACATGTAATACAAGGTCCAGGTGAAAATGCTGGTATAGTAGATATAGGCGACGGATATTGTATAAGTATAAGAATAGAATCACATAATCATCCTACATTCAAAAATGCTTTTGAGGGTGCTGCGACAGGTGTAGGTGGAATAATTCGAGATATTATTTGTATGGGAAGTAAACCAATCGCTTTATTAGATTTTCTTAGATTTGGAACTGATAAAAATTCAGATAAATTACTAAATGAAGCTATAAAAGGAATTGCATATTATGGTAATACAATAGGTATACCAAATGTAGGTGGTTCATTATATAGAGGAGATATATATGATAAAAATCCATTAGTCAATGTAGCATGTATTGGTATTGTTAAACGAGAAAATATTATATACGGTAATGCTTTAAATAAAGGGAGCATTCTAATATTATGTGGTGCTAAAACAGGAAATGAAGGTGTTGATTCAGCAATTATGGCATCGAAACAATCAACAGATAAAGTGGAAGAAAACTCACAAAAAGCAGATGCATTTTTAGAAAATTTATTATTAGATGCTTTTAATGAATTATCTGAAAATAAATTATTAGAGGGTTGTCAAGATTTAGGTGCGGGTGGTATATTATGTGCTACAACAGAAGTTATTAAAAGAGGTAGAGAAAAAACTGGTAAAAATCTTGGATGTGATATATTTTTAGATAGAGTATCATTAAAATGTTCATTAAATGAATATAGTATATTAGCATCTGAATCTCAAGAAAGAATGTTAATAGTATGTGAAACACAAAATCAATCAAAAATATCTGATATATTAAAAAAATGGGATTTAGAATTTAATGAAATAGGAATGGTTACTGATAATGGTACATATAAAGTTTATAAAAATAATTCAATAGTATATTCAAATAATTTTGAAAATTTTAAAGAAGAAGATAATAATTTATCTTTAACATATAATAAAGAAATTTATTCAATAAATAAAATAAATGATCATAATTTATGGACAACATATGATCATAGTATTGGTTGTAGAACAATAAAAGGTCCAGATCAACCTGGTCAATATTCAATATTAGATATATATGAAATAGGTAAAAAATTAATTATTACTTGGTCACATAATGTTGATAATTGTTATAATAAAATGATAGAATTAAATGGAAAACCTTTAGGTATAGTTAATTGTTTGAATTTTGGTGATCCTAGAAGTTGTATAGGTGATTTTAAAACATATGTCGATAAAATGAATGATAGATGTAAATATTTTAATATACCTGTCCTAGGTGGAAATGTATCAATGTATAATTCAACAAATAATAAAGATATATCACCATCAATTGTAATTGTTATG